CCAGCAATCTCAAGTCTGAGCCTCGCACACGCATGAGTGCCAGTGATGTGATTGGGGCGGCTGGGATGGCTGCGCAATGGTTGAATGAGTTGATGGGTGCGTGAATTTCAGTACAAAAGGAGCTTCAATGAGCGAGAAATCAGTCAAAGAAATCGTTTATCAGGCCATTGTTGACCTCACCAACACGTATGGCTTGGCAAATCGGGAAATGGTCGTCCAGGCGACCGGCTTCAAAGCTCCATTAGTTGACGAGGCGGTCAAGCAGCTGCGCGAAGTAGACCTGGCCATCAATCGGCATAAAAATGGCCAGTGGACGCCGGTGTTCAAGTTCGATGAGCCCGCAATTTCTGCGACCGTCCTGGATAACGGCATGGTAAAGCTGGAGGCCGGGGATCAGCTCATGACTCTGACACCTCGGGCCGCCCGCATGTGCGTTGCTCTGCTTGGTGGGTTTGCGCTGATCCATGGCCGGTGACCCGCTAAGGTTTGCCGTTACTAACTCCAACCGGCATAGTCAATCTTATGAGTAAAGCTACACCCAAGACACCAGTCAAGCCGCGCAATGCGGCTGAAGGTGTTGCGAAGCGAAAGACCGACTGGGAAGCTGTAGAGCGGGACTACCGCACTGGTAAGTACACACTGCGCGAGCTTGAGACAAAGCACGGCGCAGACGATGGGCTCATCTCACGCAAAGCAAAGAAATCGGGATGGACGCAAGATTTAGCCATCGCCATCAAACAAGCAACAAGCGCAAAACTCGCCGAGCAATTAGTCAGCAAGGAAGTCAGTAAGAATCAGCAAAATGTCAGCAATACGATTGATGCTGCTGCAACTATGGGCATGAATGTGATTCTTGGCCACCGCAAAGGGCTAAAGCACATCACCGGAATCAAAGAGCAACTGCTGGCCCAGATCGAGCAAGCAGCGGCGAATATGGTGAATTTGGCAGATGTCATTGAAATGGTCCGCAACCCGGACGAAAACGGAATTGACCGGGCAAATGATGCGCTCAAAAAAGCCATGGGTCGGTCTGCCCTGGTTGATGACCTGAAAAAGCTGGCTGATGTGGATGAGAAAGTTCGCAAGGGCGAGCGCGAGGCTTTCAGTATTGATTCGGAACCAGAAGACACCGCAACAGCCGCCAGTCGCTACACCGACGCCGAGCGAGCCGTTAAGCTGGCCTACCTCATGTCGCAAGTTGAGGATGCACAGTGAGCACCGCCGTAGCGTTGGAGAAGATAAAGCGCATGACCAATGCGCAAAAGGCTGCATTTGATGCTGTGTTGGATACCATGCCGATGTGGGTTCCTCAACCTGGCCCACAGCGCATGGCCTATGAGTCCCAGGCCGACATCCTTTTCTATGGAGGTGCGGCTGGAGGCGGAAAAACCAGTTTGATGCTTGGGCTGTGTTTAACGGCGCATCAAAGGTCTATTGTCTTTCGACGGGAAGCTGTCCAGCTGACGGGGTTGGAAGAGGATATGAGCCGCATACTCGGCGGCCGCACTGGCTACAACTCGCAATCGGGTGTGTGGCGCTTGCCTGGCGGTCGTGTGATGGAGTTTGGATCAGTGGCACAGCCAGAGGATTGGACAAAGTACCAAGGCCGCGCGCATGACCTGAAATGCTTCGATGAGCTGGCACACTTTTTAGAGCCGCAGTTCAGGGCATTGATTGGCTGGCTGCGATCCGATGACCCAAATCAGCGTCAACGTGTGGTTTGCGCAGGAAACCCACCTACATCGAGCGATGGGGCATGGGTAAAGCGGTTTTGGGCTGCATGGCTTGATCCAACACACCCAAACCCTGCGAAGCCAGGGGAATTGCGTTGGTATGTGACCAACGAATCCGGCGACGACACAGAGGTTCCAAGTGGAGATCCATACAAAGTCGGGCCTGACTATTTCATTCCAAAAAGCAGGACGTTCATTCCGTCCAGCGTTGATGACAATCTGTTCCTGAGTTCTACAGGATATAAGGCCACTCTTCAGAGCCTGCCAGAGCCACTTCGCAGTCAGATGCTGCGTGGAGACTTCAATGCTGGCGCAAGCGATCCAGCGTGGCAATTGATCCCTACTGAATGGGTAAAAGCGGCGCAGGCAAGATGGGCAAAGCGCGAAGCCAAAGGGCCGATGACTGCAATCGGTTTTGATCCAGCGCGCGGAGGATCAGACAAGAGCACGGCAGCAAGACGCCACGGGACTTGGTTCGATGAAATGGTTAGTGTCCCAGGAGCGATAACTGCCGACGGGCCGGCCGCCGCAGGATTTATCGTGCCTTTGATCCGCAATGGGGCTTGTGTTTGCGTAGACGCTATCGGCATTGGATCGAGCGCTTTGGACTTTATTCGAGGGCTAAATCTCAATGTTCTACCTGTCGTTGGGTCGGCATCCAGCGGACTTGCGGATAAAGCTGGGCAACTGAGATTCAGGAATAAGCGAGCCGAAATGTATTGGCTTATGCGCGAAGCACTCGACCCGACGAACCAAAATCCAATTGCGATTCCGCCCGACCAAGAGCTACTTGGAGACTTGTGCTCTGTCCGGTACAAGGTTGTCACCATGGGCAAGGTTGCTGCGATTCAGATACGGGACAAAGACGAGATTCGTGAAGCACTTGGAAGAAGCCCGGACAAAGGTGATGCAGTTGCCATGACGTTTGTTTCAGGCATTCCAGCACCAAATGCGATGCGAAACGACTACGCACCCCCACCACCACCAGATTGGCGCATGTAAATGATCAACTCACTTTCACCAGATACAGGTCGCGCTAACGAGCAACCAGGCGCGGATGGTCTTTCGCTTGCCCAGTTCACTCGGTTCTTTCAAGAGATTCAGAATCAGCCGGCATGGCGCAATAAAGCCGACACGGAAATGGAATACGTGGACGGCAACCAGCTAAACAGCGACATCTTGCAGAAGATGAAGGCTATCGGCATGCCTCCAGCTGTAGAGCCGCTTATCGGGCCTGCAATCGAGTCTGTGCTTGGGCTTGAGGCAAAGACGCGAACAGACTGGCGCATCACAGCCGATGGGCTCGACGGTGACGACGTTGCGGACGCACTCAATCACAAGGTAAACCAGGCCGAACGGCAATCAGGTGCTGACAAGGCATGTTCTGACGCATTCAAACCGCAATTGGCCGTGGGTTTGGGATGGGTGGAGGTTGCGCGCGAATCAGATCCGTTCAAATTTCAGTATCGCTGTGACGCCGTACACCGCAACGAGGTTTTCTGGGACATGCTCAGTAAGAAGCCCGACCTGTCGGACGCAAGATACCTTGTCCGTCGCCGCTGGACAGACGTTGAGCAGGCCAAACTAAAGTTTCCGCAGCACAAGGAGCTAATCGACCGGGCAAATGGACGCTGGACGGACCAGTTCGAGCTATCGGTTGATGGCGGCACAAGTACAGACATGGCGCTTTCATGGGACCAGGAGCGCGGATGGTCTATTGAAGAGCAGGAATGGCGCGATTCGGAGCATGGCCGGGTGTGCTTGTTCGAGGTGTGGTACCGCCGATGGGTGTCTGTGACGGTTCTCAAGACGCCGGACGGTCGGGTTGTTGAATACGACAAGAAGAACGACATGCACAACGAAGCGTTGGCCAGCGGGTTAATTCGCCCAATGAAAACGATTGTCAGTCGCATGTATGTGAGCTTCTGGATGGGTCCACACAAGCTGCACGACGGGAAAACACCGTACCAGCACAACAACTTCCCCTATGTGCCTTTCTGGGGCCACAAGGAGGATCGTACCGGCGTGCCGTTTGGTGTTGTTCGTGGGATGGTCTACTTGCAGGACAACGTAAATTCAGCCATCAGCAAGATTCGCTGGGGCTTGAGCGCTATCCGCACCGAGCGCACCAAAGGCGCTGTTGCCTACACCGACGAGGTGTTTCGGCAGCAGATTGCCCGCCCGGACGCCGACATTATTCTCAATGCGGAGCACATGGCCCAGCCAGGCGCGCAGTTCAAGGTGTTCCGAGACTTCCAGCTCAATGAACAGCAGTACAAGATGCTTGGAGACTCTCGCTCAGGGATTGAGCGTGCATCTGGCATCACGTCAGGTTTCCAGGGCCAGAAGGGGACCGCGACGAGTGGCGTGCAGGAATCTACTCAGATTGAGCAGGCTACCCAGTCACTGGCGAGTTTGATGGATAACTTCAAATTCGCGCGGACGAAAGTTGGCGAGCTGCTGCTGGCGCTGATCATCGAAGACATGGCAGAAAAGCCAGAGAAGGTGACGATTCGGGGTAATGCCGTGGTGCCAGATCGTGAAGTGTTGATCAATCAACCAACAACGGACGAGCAAACAGGTGTTCAGTACCTGACAAACGATGTGCAGCGCACCAGGCTAAAGGTGGCGCTTGAGGATGTACCAAGCACGCCTAGCTTCAGAAAGCAGCAAAGCGTATCGCTGGCCGAAGCATTCAAGTCGTTGCCACCTGAATATCAGCCCGTGGTGCTTCCGCACTTGTTGAATTTGATGGACGTTCCTGACAAGGAAGAAATCCTGAAGGCAATTCAAGAGGTGAAGGACAGACCATCACCCGAGATGGAGAAGATCAAGGCCGACAACGAGTTCCGTGACCGTGAGCTGATGATGCGCTACAACCAGGACAAGACGCAGGCAGAGATAGCCAAACTGAAAGCTGAAACGGTTCAGACTGGCACGCAAAGCGCGTTCTCAGCCATGCAGGCAGGCGCTCAAGTGGCCCAAATGCCGCAGATTGCCGCCATCGCAGATGCTATTTACAAGCTGGCCGGCTACCAGCCGCCTACACCTGCCGGCGTTGACCCGAATTTTCCAATGCCTCAAGGTGTTTTGCCACCTGTTGATTCAGCAATGCCTCCTGTGCATCAGAACACAAGCCCTCAATTTCCACCCGTGCCACAGCAGGCAAGTTCACCCATGACGGGGATTGAGACCGTCCAAGTGAACGACAACCTACCGGCTTGATTTACAAACCACCAAGGAAAACAATGACAGACCAAAACATTGAGCAAGAAATCCAAGCCAAGGGTTTGACCGCACCGCGCATCACGCCTGCGGACATTGAGGCGAACATCGTCAGCGAGCACTATTTCACGGCTGCTGATGGGGTTGTTGGCGAAAGTGAGAACACATTGGGCCATGCCCCGTTGAACTGGCCAGCCGAAAGCCTACACCTTCTCACATTCTGCGTCCTCACCCTGAAAAACGGCTTCACCGTGACCGGCGAGAGCGCCTGCGCCAGTCCAGAGAACTTCGACGCGGAGTTGGGCCGCAAGATTGCCCGTAAAAACGCCATCGACAAAGTTTGGCCATTGATGGGTTATGCACTTAAAGAGCGACTGGCAGCAGGATAAATAACCCATCTCCACATCAAGCCCGACCTAATCCAGCGGGCTTTTTTATGCCTGTTTTCAGTAAGGTTTGGACTTGCAAGCCATCTATTGCATAGTTCATTCGCAAACCTCGTGAGAGGCCAGCAAGCCCAACGCCGTGAGGCTGTGGGGCTCCCAAGATGGAGAGTTAGGGGCTTCGGCCCCGACGCTCATTTAAGCGACCTTTATGCGGCCACTGCGATAAGTGGCAAGGGGCTAAATTGAATCAGAACGAGTTTTTCGAGGCCAACCAAGTCGATGGCAATCTGAGTGAAGCGCAGATGATGCAAATGCTGAATCTGCCAGAGGGCGATAGCACTCCCGTAGTGCAAAGCAGCGAGCCCGACGCTGCGGCAACACCAGATCCAAAAACAGACGTTGTTGAAAAGGTTGAAGCAGAGCCAGTAATTCTCGCAAAGGACGGTGTTCACACCATTCCATTCGAGAAACTGACCGAGGCACGGGAAGCAGAGCAGCACTGGAAACGTGTCGCAACCGAAGCGCAGCAATTGCTTGAGGCTCAAAAGGCCGCTCAGACAGTCGCTGAAAAGGTGGAAACACCAGCAGTCGATGGCGATTTGTTTGGTGACTTCTCTGAGGAAGCGATTGCCAAAGGTGTTGAAAAGCTGGTGTCAGCGAAAGCTGCCGCCATTCAAGCTGAGTTCGATGCGAAGTTGAATGCCGTTCTTGCTCCATTGCAGGAACAGCGGGCAAAGTCAGCAGAGGAATCGCACTTTTCAGCGATTGAGGCCGCTCATCCCGATGTGGAGTCCGTTGCGCAAAGCGCCGAGCTTGCGAAATGGATTGATGCACAACCGAGTTTTGTGCGTGATGGCTATAAGGCCGTGATTGCACAAGGCACAGCCGAGCAGGTGATTGAGACGCTCAATGCTTTCAAGGCTGCTACCGGAAAACTAGCTAGCGCACCCGCTAAACCGGATGTACTGGCTGCTGCGCAAGCAGCTATTGCAAAAGCGCAGTCCAAGCCGCCTATGAGCTTGTCGGAAATTCCGGCTGGTTCACATGCAGCGTCGGACGAAGTGGCTGCAATGCTGGAGATGTCGAGTACAGGGATCATGAGCAAGTTCGATGGTAAATCGTCCGACCAGATCATGGCCCTGATGAGTCGGGTTCTGTAACAGGAATCTTTTTTATTGGCAACGCCGGGATGGCGTCGCTGGTCCCTTTTGAAGGAGTTTGAAAATGGGTGCTACAACACTACCGTACGGCTCGCCGCAAGCAATCACATTGCAGTCGGCTGGTCTTTTTGCTGCGAACATGCAGCGCAACACAACCATGAATCGTCTGACCGGGAAATTCCCGCAGCAGGCTGATGCAGAGGCCACCATCCGCAAGCAATCGAGTAATGAGATGCCGATTGTGCGCTGCATGGACTTGCAGAAGATGGCAGGCGACGAAATCACGTTTGACCTGATCAACCCAATGGGCGGTAAACCCATCATGGGCAGCCGCAATGCCGAAGGTCTTGGACGCGCTATGTCGTTCAGCCAGGATCGCTTGCGCATCAACCAGGCGCGTTATCCGATCAGCGCTGGCGACACAATGACGCAGCAACGCACTCCCCACGAGCTGCGCAAGCTGGGCCGTGCGCTGGGTGAGAACTACATGAACCGTCTGGCTGATCAGTTGATTCTGACCCACCTGGCCGGTGCGCGCGGGTTCCACGACAACATCGAATGGGCTGTGCCAAAGGCTTCTGATGCTGACTTTGCAGATATTGCGATTAACACAGTGAAGGCTCCCACAAAGAACCGTCACTTCATGTCAACCGCAACCGGCATCGAGACTATCAAGGCGTCCGGCAATGAAATCACGATTGCCTCCACTGATATTTTCAATGCCGACCTGGTGGACGCTGTTCGCACGACTCTTGATTCGATGGCCGTTCCTCCTCCCCCTGTGATCTTCGAGGGTGACAAGATGGCCAGCGACTCCCCGTTGCGCGTCTTGCTGTGCTCAAGTGAGCAGTACACCAGCTTCTTGCAGTCCAACAGCGGCAATGTGCGTACTTTGCAGGCTAACTCGATGGCGCGCGCACAACAGGCCGGTAATAACCCGGTGCTGATGGGAGATGCGCTGCTGTGGAATGGCATTTTGATTATCAAGATGCCAAAGCCAATCCGCTTCTATGCCGGTGACTCGCTTCGCTGGTGCGCAAGCTACACCACGGAGACAGAGACAGCTACTGACTTGGTGCCTGCTGCATTCAGCACAACCCACGCAGTTGACCGCGCCATTCTGTTGGGTGGTCAGGCTCTGGCCGAGGCTTGGGGCAAGCACACCAAGAGCGGAAGCCCGTTCTTCTTCTCTGAGAAGGAACTGGACCACGGCGACAAGCTGGAATTGCTCGTCGGTGCGATCAATGGACGCTCAAAGATTCGCTTTGAAATCGACCATGGCGACTCCAAGCAGTTCACCGACTATGGCGTGATTGCGATTGATACCGCAGTCAAGCTGCCAGCTTAAGTGACATAGGTGGCCCTTAACCGGGCCGCTTGTCCATAACCCTCATACCAAGGAAACATCATGGCTACAGCAACCAAAAAGAAGGTGCTAAACCAAACTCAGTTTGGCGGCACTCCCTACGGAAACAAGACTCAACTTCAGTTCAACCTTACGACCAACGCATCAGGCGTTTGGACCGACTCGGATCTGACCACAGCAGTGGTGTCTGGTACGGTTTGCCGTATCGGCGTACTGCCGGCAGGTTTCAAGATCACGGGCGCTCTGGCGATCATCAGTGACTTGTTCACGGCTTCCGTTACATGCTCCATCGGCATTCTTGCCGTGGACGGTGTGACGACTCAGGACGATGCCGACTATCTGTTCCTGAACACGTTGGCATTGAGCGCAACAGCGCGCACGTTTGCCACCAATACAGCCGTTGCGCCTATCACCCTGGCGCGCGACCACTACATCATCGTCACCACCGGCGGAGCTGACATCGCAGCTGCTGGCGTGCTCGACGTGCTGGTTGAAGGCGTCTTGACTGGTGCGCCTTAATAGTTAACCGAAAGGAGGGGCTTTGGCCTCTCCTTCTTCAATCCAACAAGGACTTAGAGCAATGGATCATCTATCAGTTAAGTACATTGGCAAGCGCCCGGAATATACCGATGGGACATACGGAACAATGATTCGCTTTGTACAAGGTGAATCGCGTCAGGTTCCGCTGGACAAAGCGCGGCTGATGCTCAAACACACGGACGTTTACGCGCCTGGTGAAACTGATGCTCCTATTGCTGTGATTCCTGAACAAAAGTCAGAGGGTGACGACGCGCAGGATTTGCGCGATGCAATTTCTCTGATGGAGAAGGATGCTCTTGAGACCTACGCTCAGACGCATTTCAGCGTCAAGCTGGACAAGCGCAAGAACGTACTTGATTTGAGAACGCATGTCACCCAGTTGTTTGATCAATACGGGATCTCCTGATGACACTCGAAGACCTCATAGCGCAGTTCAGGTCTGATACTTTTGACCTGGAGTTGCCCTATTTGTCGTCCGATGCTGATGTCACAGCATGGCTCAATGAGGCCGAACAAGAGGCCGCAATCCGGTCGCGCTTGATTCACGATGTGTCAACCGCGTTGGTGTGCAGCATTGCTGTAACAGCTCCAGCACGATCATTTGTGTTGCATCCGTCGGTCATTGAAATCACAAGGGCAGCATTTACCCCAACGGGATCAACAACAGAGCAAGAACTTTACTTGACTGACCGGGTGGAGCAAGACCGGATGCGCCCAGGCTGGAGGACGTTGGTTGATGTTCCGCAACAGGCAATTCAAACAGATACCACGCTGCAATTGGGCTGTATTCCAAGCACAAATGGAACGATCGCTTTGGAAGTCTACCGTCTGCCTATCAAGAACATTGAAGACTCGGCCACTGAAGCGCCTGAGATTAGCGGAATCCATCATCGTCACCTGGTGCAGTGGGCATTGCACCGCTGCTACAGCCGTCCAGATGCTGAAATCTATGACCAAAATCGCGCGGCAAAGGCAGAAGCCGAATTTACACGTGTTTTTGGACTGCGCCCGGATGCGGATTACCGCAAAGCCACACAGGCAACCCGGCCACAGGGAAATAAAGCCTGCTGGTAGTCGGCTAAGGAATCATCATGGCTACTTCCTACAAAAAAGACCCGAACGCCATCCTGGACTACACGTTCGACTGGGGTCCGTACCTGACCGCCATCTCCGACACGATCAGCTCAGTCACGTGGGTCGTCAGCTCTGGCATCACGACCTCCAGCCC